CATTTTTAGAAATGACCGGTCCTGAAAAAGTTGTATTTGCCATAGTATTATTCTCCTAGTTTCCGTCTACATAGTCTCTAGGCCGTCGACTGTACGCGTCTATGTAAACTAATTAAATTATACAGTGAGTTTTTTATACACTAGTTTTTAGTAGAGTGCAAGAGAGCCTGTAGTGTGGAGTGGATTTTTCCAACGATGTAGCTTTTTGTTTAAGTAGCTACGGAAACTTGCGGAGCAGAGTCTTCAACTTTATTACGCATGTGTTCTCTTTGCGCTTCTGCCATCTTAATATGACTTAAAACATCTCTAACTTTTCGATCTATTTTAACCATATTGAGAGTATATCTACCCTCTTTAAGATGCTCTTGCTCCCACTGTAAGTCCAGACCCCTCTTTTGTTTGTAAAGGTCGTTTAAGTGTTGCATCATTTTTTCCATCGATAACCTCCTCATAGGTTATTCTATTCATCTTGTCACTATAAGAGTTTCCAAGATATTCCCAAACTATACTTTTTTCTCCCAACTTGTCAAGTATAGCTTGTTCCAGTGAGGCTGGGTTGTCATTAGCCATAACATTAAATTTAGCGTGATGATCATACGCCCAGATATTTACTAGAAATTTTACCATTATTCTTTCTTTCATACAATTGTGGCGGAACTATGTCCCGCCACAAAATTATTACGATTAACTTGCTCCTGAAGATCCGAAGATACCTCTGTAGTCAGATACACCGAATCTGTATCTTTCTCTAGCTTTGTATCTTACGTTTCCAGTATCAAAGTCACCTTCCATTGCTGTTCTAATAGGTGTTCTTTCAAAATACTTCATTCCGTTAGGAACATCAGTAATGAAGAAGTACGCATTAGGATCAGTTAAGAAATTGTTCACTCTGTAACCTTGAGGAACCATTCCCATAGAAACGATTGCATTGATATCATTGTCAGCAGTGCCAGTTCTACCTTGAGACTTCATAAGTCTTTCAGCTTGGAATTGAAGCTCAGAAGGAACGATCATTTTCATTCCTCTAGCAGCAATTTTTAGACCTCTTTCGTCAGTCATTGCAGCGATGTCAATTAAAGACTGCTCCAATGAAGTTTCGTTAAGGTCTGCCTGTGTAGCCAAAGTATTTGACACAGTTCCAGCGATCGTTGGGTGAGTAGTTGCAAACAAGTTGCTTCCATCTCCAGAAGTGAAACCACCTCCGAAACCATTGATCAAAGGATTAACCGCTTTGATTTGTTTAGTGTTCGCCATAGATCTAGCTAACGCTTTTGTATATCTAGACGCAAGTCTATCATACAGGTTGTCCTCAATCGCTTCTTCAGTGATTGCGAACGCTAGCGCAACAGTTTCCATAGTGTATCTAGCTGTGTAAGTCTCTTGAGCATTGTCAAAAGTTACGCCAGAACCTTCAGGTTTAACTGCAGCATTAGCAAAACCAGATAACATAACTTCTTCTTCAAACGCTCTGTCTGAAGTTTCAGTTGTGTAGATCTCAGCATGCTGATTCTCATAACGTTTATATTCCAGTCCGAATAGTGCATTCAGGCCTGGTTCTAGTTCTTTAACTAGTTGTCCTCGTGATATAGCCATGTTTTTTCTCCTATTCTAACTATTATATTCCTGCCGTAGCAGAGTTGTAGATGTGTTCGTTAATCATCACAACCCAATTCAAATAACCAGAGCCAATTTCATTATTGTCTATGTTAGTTGATGGACCTATGATTTTTAACTGACCACTTGTTGTTGACAACGTAGCATCGTCTAACATTGAGTTAGATACGAAGTTTGCTGCAACACCAGCTGAAACAACGATATCCGCATTCATGAATACATCAGTCTGCGCTGAAGCAGTTGATATATCAGTTTGGATTTCGAATCTTTCATACGGGTCGTCACTTACGAATGCTACTATGTCAGAAGCGTTAACTTGTGCATAGTGGTTAGCAAACGTAGGTTTACTTGTATTTGGGTCTGTGTAGAAAACACCATTAAGTGATCCAAGTAGTCTGTCCCCAGCTGCGGCTTGTTCGATAGTTCCGCCAGCTACTGGTTTTACAGCATCTTGAAAATAGATAGTAGTCGCATAGTTTGCAGCGATACTATATTCACTTAAACCTTGGTTGTCTCTATTTTGACCAACTTTTCCGATCGCTCTTAGACCGAAAGGTTCGTTTTTATTTGCCATAGAGGCCTCCTTATAAATGTACCTGCCCTTGCGGGCCTCCAGTACGGGTTAAATGAACTTTAATGGTTAGGAAATTGTTTAAGATTTCTTTGAGCCACCAAAAGTTACACGAGTCTGTCTATCAATATCGATAGGCATACTTGGGTGCTCTTCCTTCATGAGATCGTTATCCATAGCTTTGACCTTCTCATTATGCTGGTTAGCATAATATTCTTGTCTCTGCTTAACTAACTCTTCAGGTATCCTAGCGAGCAGTAGGCCGCCAACTCCGATCACTCCTGAGTATTTCCCGTCTTCAATGACTGGAAATTGTGAATCTGGGTATTCATCGGCACGAACTAATTCGTAACCTTCTCTTAACGTAGCAGATACATTTTTTGTATCTTGGAATCCCATTGATTCAGCTCTAATCCATCTGTGTTTAAAACCTGATGGAGCAGGTGGTGCATCTAAAGGTGATGGTGGAGTCCAAACTTTTTTATGAGCTGTTTTTTCTCTCGTTTGACTCGCACGTGAGGTCTTCTTATCTATTGTATTTTCCATATGCTTATCCCTCCTTCGTGATATTTAATTGTTTCGCATACTCTTCAAGTGGCACACCTAATTTTTTGGCGATTGTAACCTGCGATGGTGTGAGCCTCACAGTTTTGCGACCAGATTTGGTACTTCGCTTCGCCGAAGCTACTGTTTGTACCGGAGCAGGTCGTGTATCTTCTCCCGAACTACTATTATTAGCAAATTTGTGCGGGAATTCAAGTCTTATTCTCTTATCTATTTCAGAATAATACTCATCACTTGATGGGTCAAAACCCTCTTGTTCAGTTAACTTTTTATGAAGATCAAAAGCTGTGTAAGTCATAGCCGTATCTTGACCAAACCATGTATTTCTTTCACTCCATGCTTCAGCTTTTGGATCAGGTGAACCTTGCGCTGCTTGTTGTCTTCTTAAATTAACCTCAGGTTTTGCTTGTGGTTGTTTTTCTAGATTCTCTCTAGCAAGTTTGGCTTCTTCTAGCCTAGCCTTCTTAACTCCTAATTCAGAGATAGCTGCCATTGCATCTGCTTCAGCTCCTAGATCATTTGCTTCTCTAGCTGCTGCAAGTTTTGCTTTTGCTGCTTCAACACCTGAAGTAATACTTTCTTCAGTTACAGAAAGAAAATTAGGTTCTATTTTTTTTAATTTTTCTTCTGTTTGTTTTTTCTCTTTGATAGTTCTTTCAGCGTAAGATAAAGCTTCATCTTTTTGTCTTTCAGCTTCTCTCCACTTCTTAGTTAATTTAGCTATTCTTTTTTGTACACTATCACTGTACTGTTCTAATTCTTCTTTATTTTCTTTCTTGTCGTCAAGTTTGACTTCTCTTTCATTTTCGTAAGTTTTATCCTCTGCTACAGGTCTTACACTCGGATTTTCTTCTTTTACTTCCGGTTGTTCAACTTCTGCAACATCTTTTTCTTCAGGTACATCGACGTCCATTGCTGGACCAGAGGTATCAATGTCAACTGTTTTTTTCACTTCTTCAGTGTCTGGCATAGTGTTCTCCTTCTATGTTTAGTATTGATGAAGTATATCTTCAGGGTTTTCGATTGTAGCTAATACTTCATCGTCATTTAGCAATCTAACTTCGCCCCCGTCAATTTGTATACGGCTCCCTGCATATCTTGCAAAGACCACCCAATCACCCTTCTTGCACCAAGGGCCTTCTGGAAATTTTTCTTTGTCATAACAATGTGGACCCATTGCTAAAACCAAACCGCATTGAGATGCAACTTGTTGTTTCTCTAAAGTTTCTTGTCCAAGAAATACACCACCTTTAGTTTTTTCTTTCATCTTGAAAGGAAGAAGTAACATTCTCCAACCAGTAGGTTTAGGTAATTTATCTGATTCTTTTGATTTTAATTTATCGTAAGTTTTTTGTTCTTTATCTTCTCTTGCTTTATCTTCTTTTTCGTATTTGTCCGCCAAAGCGTATTTAATCTTTGGGTTCTCCGAATTTGATAACTGTTCCTTTTTCGTCATGTCGCTCCTTATTGTTTAGCAGGTTAGAGATATCCTGTGATATTTTATAATAGGCATGTGCCTGTCCCATCATATACTTATATTTCTCCATATTGTCAACACTACCAGAAATCATAGCATCACCAATTTGTTGATATTGTTCTTTCAGTTCTCTCTGTATTTTAGTTATTAATGTCAGTTCGTCCATTTGCTTTTTTACCTTTGTTTATACCTTTCTTAATAATGTAATCTTGTGTTCCATTTGCACCTGTTTCAACCTCTTTTCTAAGATTTTTAAACAGACTTTTTTGTTTTTCTTCTTTTTGTTTTTCTATTGAAAAAGCTTCTAATTTTTTCGTGTCCCGCATAACATATAATATCTATTTTTACTGCTAAATTGTCAAGGCTACCAAAAAATTTATATACTAATTTATCTAGCATTTCCATCTTCTCCTAGCTTGTCTTAATCTAGAATTAGGATCTTTTGCTGCTTTCGGAAATTTTTTCATTTGTCCTGCTGATCTTGCACAATACGACTTACGTCTGTTTGCATCTTTAGATCCTTTTTTAACTTTACCTGTAACTGCAGTTTTTAATTTAGAACCAGGGTTTTCTCTTCGGTATCTAGCAACACCGGCTTTAGTCATACCTGCACCAGATGATGTTTTTCTAAAATATTTTTTTGTCTTAGGTGGTTGTTTATCTCTAGTTCTCATATCAAACCCCCCATGCTTGCTTTTTTTCTTTTTGTAAATGTTGCAACGTTAGTTGGCTTACCGCCAGGATTACCTGCAGCTCTCTTTCGTTTGACAGCACTCGCCTTTTGCGACTTTGTCATCCGTGTGGCTTTTGCAAGTGGGACGCATTTTGGATATTTTCTTTTGCTCCCCTTCGATCTTCCGCAAGGTTGATACTTCCCGTTCTTCTTCGGAGCTCCGATGTCTACCCATTTCTCTTTCACCCATTCTCTTAATCCTTTCTCGGCCATTACGAGTTCTTTCCAAAGGCCTTTTTGTTTATTCCTTTTTTACAAATTCCACCGCCTTTTAAATGTATACGTCCACCGTCTGCAACTTCATATCTTTTGGGAGGATTACCTGTATTAAATGTTCCTTTAGGTCCCAATGGTTTATCAAATTCTACACCATCTCTTTTAAACTTTTTCTTTTTTTTAAGTTTTGATTCTTCTTCTGACATTATACATCCACCATCATTGTTAAGTCTTCATCAACGATTAGACCTCCGTCAGCAGCTTTTTTTCTTTTTCCTTTTTTACCACCTGGAGTAATTTTACCAGAGCACACACCGGACGCATACATATTAGCGTATGCAGAAGGATAAACTTTAAATTTTCTTTTTGCTGCTGCTTTTCCTTTTGGACATAATTTAGCCATTAGATTAATCCTTTGTAATATTTTTTATAACTAGGGTTACCAACTTCTACTCCACCAAGATCTCCTGAAATGTAACTTCCATTATAATCTCTTTGAGCTTGTTTAACCATATCATTTTCTCCAGAACCTTTAGAAAAAAATTTTCTACCTTTAAGAGCTTCTGTTCTTGCATCAACCTTCTTAGGTTTTTTCTTTTTCTTACCAGCCATTTGCTGAAGAAGTTTCTGAAGTTTTTGTTTAGACATTACTTATTAATCTTACCGCTTTTTTTAGCTTTAGAACCAAACTTACCATAAGACTCATCTCTTGATGCTTTCAATTGCTTTGGAGTTCTTTTCTTTTTAATTCTCATTGCAATAGATTCATCTTTTCTATCTTTGTAACCTTGTTTCTTT